ACCAATGTTAACCGAAGACGGAGTAAGAGAGTTAGAACAATTGATTGACGGAACCCTTGACTCATCGGGGCGAGACCTAAAAAATGTTCTTTTCTACATGCAAAGAGATGGGTTAGACAAAACTATTGGTGATATTAGATATCCAGAATATCTGTTACCATTTAAAAAATTAATTGAGCGAGAAAAGCTTATTTTCTAAACAAAAAAAAAAACAACACATGAACGCAACTGAAAAAGTAAATCAACCGATTACGAAAAAAATCGAAGAACAAAGATTTGAATTCGTATTGTACATCAACAACAACATTATCTGTCAAAGATATTTCAATATCTACGACTTTAACGAGGATTCTATCAAATCTTTAGAGCTTAAAGAAATGATGGATAATATCGGAAGCATGGGTAACGGTGGTTTTGGCGGTATGGGTATCATACCAAATTACTTAAAACAAAAATCTTTAAATTACCTTTGGGACAACTACAACCCGTATTCGATTCAAAACGATGAGTCGTATAAAGCACCAGCAAAGAAAGGTGATGTCTTTAAATTTGAATTCAAAGTAGACAAAAGGTCTGTTTCTGAAATTGAATTTCCAAACGATTTCTTCACGTTGAACCCAAAAGTCAACATTGATATTAGAGAAATCATCCCGTCAATTATGACTGAAATCAGACAGTCATTAAACCAAAAAAATTATACAATAATTGAATTTTAATTGTATACAATAACATATTTATTATAACAAAGGTTTTAAAAAAAAGAGAAGTAAAAAATGGCAAAAATTGATAAGAATAATTTAGGGTACTTGGGTTTTGACTACCAATTAAGATTAATAGCACAAATTCTTACGGATAGAAAATTCGCAAACTCAATATTAGATATCGTTGACCCAAATTACTTTGAAGACCAGTATTTAAGAGTTATTGCTGCAACCATTAAGGATGCCAAAGTCAAGGATGATATAGTCCCAGACATTGGCAGCCTTGAGTTCAGATTGTTAGAAGATGTTAAGGATGAGTACCAAAGAAAGTATGTAATCTCACAACTTCGCAAAGTTCAAGAAGCGAATCTAAACGATACCATAAAAGTTCAAGATATCGCAATGAAATTTTGTAAACAACAAGAGTTAAAAAAATCAGTTAATGAAATATCTAAGATTATCAACAAAGGTAACATCGAAGATTATGAGCAATGTGAAGCCATTCTTAGAAAGGCTTTAGAACATGGTGATAATAAAGACGATGGTATGGACATTTTTGATAACATTAAAGATGTATTAGTTGACGATTTTAGAAAACCAATACGTACAGGTATCAAAGGTTTGGACGAGATTATGGATGGTGGTTTATCCAAAGGTGAGTTAGGTGTTATCTTAGCACCGTTCGGAGTGGGTAAAACCACTATGATGACAAAGTTAGCTAATACAGCTATGACCGATGGAAAAAATGTGTTACAAATCTTCTTTGAAGATAACCCAAAAGTAATACAAAGAAAACACTTATCATGTTGGTCTGGGTATGATTTGAATAGTTTATCATTACACCATGAGGAAATTATGGCTATGGTAGAGGAAATGACTACTGGTGAAAGAAAGGGTGTTCTGAAACTTAAAAAGTTTTCTAGTGATGGTACAACAATACCAGTTATTAGACAATACATTAGAAAACTAATAGCACAAGGTTTTAGACCAGACATCGTATTGTTAGATTATATTGACTGTGTTGAGCCATCAAGAAAATTTGATGACGTTAATGCTGGTGAAGGTAGTGTAATGAGACAGTTCGAAACTTTATTGTCTGAATTAGACATGGCTGGTTGGACTGCGGTACAAGGTAACAGAAGCTCAATCAAAGCAGAAGTAGTACAATCCGACCAAATGGGCGGGTCAATTAAAAAAGGTCAAATCGGTCACTTTATTGTGTCGATTGCTAAAAGTTTAGACCAAAAAGAAGCTGGAACAGCTACTATGGCTATTCTTAAATCACGTTTCGGTAAAGACGGTGTGATATTCCAAGACATTAGATTTGACAACGCTAGAATTCAAATCGATATGGGTGAAAACAAAGGTGGTAGAACTAATAGTGAATACAAACAAGTCAAAGAAGTTGATAACCAACAAAGACTAAATAGTATTCTAGATGCTGCACAAAACAGAAAATCAGTACTTGATGGTATTAGCGTTCCATCAGCTGAATAACAAATAACAATAACAATAAAAAACAAAATGACAGAACCAATATTAATTAGTAATCCAAACAGATTCGTTCTTTTTCCGATTGAACACCAAGACCTTTGGAATTACTACCTTGACCAAAAAGCAGCCATGTGGACTGTTGAAGAACTTGATTTATCCAAAGACATTGCTCATTGGGAAACAAAATTAAATGATAACGAAAGATATTTCATCAAAAACGTATTAGCGTTCTTTGCAGCATCTGACGGCATTGTAAATGAAAACTTAGCAATCAACTTCTTAAATGAAGTACAATACACTGAGGCTAAATTTTTCTATGGTTTCCAAATTATGATGGAAAACATTCACAGCCACATGTATTCTTTACTTATTGATACTTACATCAAAGACACAAAAGAAAGACAAGAGTGCTTCAACGCTATCGAATATATGCCACCAGTAAAAAAGAAAGCTGAATGGGCGTTAAGATGGATTGAATCAGATTCTTTTGTTGAGCGTTTGATTGCATTTGTTGCGGTTGAGGGGATATTTTTCTCTGGTTCATTTTGTAGTATTTTTTATCTTAAATCTAGGGGGTTAATGCCTGGATTGTGTGATTCAAATGCTTTCATTTCTAGAGATGAAGCTATGCATGCTGATTTTGCAATACACTTGTTAAATAATCACATCGTAGAAAAACCATCAAAAGATAGAGTTCGTGAAATCTTCTTATCGGCATTAGAAATTGAAAAAGAATTTATCACCGAATCATTACCAGTATCTCTTATCGGTATGAATGCTGATTTAATGAAACAATACTTGGAATTTGTTGTTGACGGTTTATTAAGTCAATTGGGCTGTGAAAAAGAATTTAACACAAAGAACCCATTCGAGTTCATGAATCAAATCGCATTAAAAACAAAACAGAACTTCTTCGAAGGTCGCTCAACGGAATATAAATCAGCAGACCTAAGTGGTCCAATCTCATTTGATGAGGAAATTTAAAATAGGGTAAACATGCAAGTAATAAAAAGAAACGGAAGTAAGATTGATTTCAATCCAAATAAAATTTTAACTAGAATAAAAAAACAATCAGAAGGGTTAAAGGTTAACGCTGATGAGGTTTTCATTAAAGTAACACAGGGTATTGCTGATGACATGACAACAAACGAGTTAGATGACTTGATTTCTGTTGTTGCTGAATCACTAGCAATGAATCACCCAGATTACTCAAAGTTAGCTGCAAATATTTCGATAACAAAGCTACATAAAGAAACTGAAGATTCTTTCATGAAAGCTGCTAAGAAAATGTATAACGCTGGTTTATTAAATGACGCTTACTACAACAAAATTAAAGAGAATATCGACCTTATCGAGTCAACTATTGATTATAAAAGAGATTTTCATTTTGATTACTTTGGGTGGTGTTCACTTAAAGACATTTATCTTTTGAAATCATCTGAAGGTACAATCTTAGAAAGACCACAACAAATGTATGTTAGAGTTGCCCTTATGACAACTGATGCACCAGAAGATTTTATTGAAAAGTACAACGATTTAAGTTACCAACAAGAAAGCCCAGCAACACCATTGAAAATGAACATTGGTACAACAATAGGTCAGATTGCTTCGTGTAACTTATCTATCGTACCAGACGATTCAACTGAAGGGTTGTTAAACATTCTAGGTAGAATTGCTATCTCGTCTTCTAAAGCGGAAGGTATCGGATTGGCGATTTCAAATATTCGTTCAAAAGAAAGTAACGTTGGTAATTCTAACGGTAAAGCTGGTGGTATTCTAAAATACCTAAAAGTGGTTAACGAAACACTTAGATTTTGGAACCAAAGAGGTAAGAGACCAGGTTCTTGTGCTGTATATGTAGAACCATGGCACAAAGATATTTTCGATGTCTTGGATATTAGAAAAAAAGTTGGTGCTGAAGAACTAAGAGCTCGTGATTTATTTTCAGCTCTTTGGATTCCAGACAATTTCATGAAAGCTGTAGAATCAAATGGTGAATGGCATCTATTTTGCCCGCACGACATCGAAAAGGCTGGTTTAAAGCCTTTTTATGAGATTTATGGTAAAGAATACGAAGAAGAGTATAATAAGGCCGTAGAACTAGGTATTGGCACCAAAATCAAAGCACATGACTTATGGCTTAAGATACTTGAAGCACAAATTGAAAGTGGAATGCCTTACATGTGTTTTAAAGACCATGCGAACAATAAATCAAACCAAAAAAACATGGGTGTGATTCACTCTAGTAATTTATGTTCTGAGATTATGGAAGTAACGGATGCTGAAACAACTGCAATTTGCACTTTGACATCTATCCCTGTTCAAAAATTTGTTGCTGGGACTAAATATGATTTTGAAGGTCTTGGAAGAGTGACACGCTCAATCACTAAATCACTAAACATAGCTTTGGAGGTAAACGAGTACTCAACAAAAGAAGGAAGAAAAGGCGGTTTAGAACAAAGAGCATTAGGCATCGGAATTCAAGGCTTGGCTGATGTTTTTGCCATGATGAAATTAGTGTTCACATCTGATGAGGCTAGACAACTAAACAAAGACATCTTTGAAACGATTTATTTCAACGCATTAAGAGAGTCATGCGACTTAGCTAAAGAAACTGGGTTGACTTACGATGGTTATGAGGGCTCACCAATTTCACAAGGAATTTTCCAATGGCAAATGTGGGATGTAACTGAAACAGATGAGTTGGGTAATACAACAACTAGAAAAAGAAAAGAAGAAGATTTGTCTGGGATGCATGATTGGTCACAATTAAGAAAAGACATCAAAAAATATGGTGTTAGAAATTCTTTAGTAACAACTTGCCCACCAACAGCTAGTTCAGCTCGTGTTATTGGGTCTAACGAAGCCTTTGAACCATTCACATCGAACCTATACGTTCGTAGAGTAACTGGTGGTGAATTTGCAATGGTAAACAAACACTTGGTTAGAGATTTAGAATCCGAAGGGTTATGGAACAGAGAAATTCTTAGCGAATTGATTAAAAACAACGGAAGTGTTCAAAACATTCCAGTTATTAGCCAAGAAATGAAAGATAGATACAAAACTGTTTGGGAAATCTCTCAAAAAGCACTTATTGAGATGTCAGCTGATAGAGCACCATTTATTGACCAATCACAAAGTCTTAATATCTTCTTTAGTACACCGACAGTTGGTAAATTAACCACATCACATACTTTGGCTTGGAAATTAGGTCTTAAAACAGGGCAATACTACTTAAGAAGTGAATCGGTTGACAATAAAGCTAAACACTTGGCTATCGACATGACAAAACAAAAACAAGTAGAGAAACCAACGGAAAGTCAATTTGAATGCGTAGGTTGTTCAAGTTAATGTGAAATTTTATAAATAATACAAAATAAGGGGCCATGTGCCCCTTTTTTTATTTCCCATATTTACTTATAAAAATAATTTATTATTATATTTATGAAATAAAGAGAATTATGGCCAACGGTAAATACATAAACATTAATTACCCATTTAAAGATAGTGGTAAGGGTTTTTTCTTAGATTTGAATGACCAAGATAATCAAGCTATCAAAGCTGACTTACTTCATTTGATTTTAACTAGAAAAGGTCAAAGACTATATAAACCAGATTTTGGTACGGATTTACTTAAATTCATATTTGAACCAGAAGATGAATTAACGCTAAACGGTATAAAAGAAGAAATAACTAAAGAAGTTAAAACTTATCTACCACAACTACAATTAGATGAGATACTTATCGAAGAATCAACAGAGAGCGAATACGCTGCTGTTGTAACAATAAAATACACAATAAATGATGCTGTTTTTCAAACAGCTGATATAGTAGTAATAAAACTATAATAAAAAATGGCAAATCAAGGAATTAATTATACAGCTAGAAACTTTGCTGATATACGTGCAGAACTAATAAACATGGTAAGACAATATTACCCAGACATCTTTAATGATTTTAATGATGCGAGTGTGGGTATGATGCTTTTAGAGTTAAATGCGGCTGTTGGTGATATGTTATCAACCAATACCGATAGAATGTTCCAAGAAACACAAATTGATTACGCTAAAGAGAAAAAATCAGTTCTATCGATGGCTAGAACCTTTGGTTTAAAAATACCAGGAAAACGCCCTAGTGTTACCATTGTTGATTTTAGTGTTACACTTCCAGTTTTAGGTGATAGTTTTGACGTATCATACGCACCAATAATTAAAGCTGGTTCACAAGTTAGTGGTGGTGGTAAAATATTTGAGGCTAGTGATGATATTGATTTCAGTAACCCATTTACGGTTGGTGGTGTACCAAACAGATTAATCATACCTAATTTTAATTCAAACGGAACATTAATAAATTACACAATTACCAAAAGAGAAATGGTGGTAAACGGTTATTCTAGAATCTTCAAAAGAGTAATCACGCCATCTGACGTGAAACCATTCTTAGAAATTATTTTACCAGAAGATAACGTTTTGTCTATTGATTCAGTGATAACATTACCAGGAACAAACTACTCAAAAGAACCAAACTATAGTGAATTCACTAATTTAAACAATAGATGGTTTGAAGTGGATGCTTTGGCTGAAGATAAAGTTTTCATCGAGGACAACTCGAAAATAACAGACAATGCTGGTATAAGACCAGGAAAATATATCTCTGTAACTAAAAAGTTTATTAGAGAGTATACAGATTTAGGTTTTACCAAAATAACTCTAGGTGCTGGAACACAAGACACTAGTAGCTTGTGTGATTTCGATACAAATACTGCTTTGGTTAATCAAATCGGTAACTTTATCAACAACATGTCTTTAGGTGTTGTACCAACCGCAAATACAACTATGTTCGTTAAATACAGAGTTGGTGGTGGGGCCGACACAAACTTAGGGCCAAACACATTAAAATCATTAGGTCTTTTAAACATGTCTGTTAATGGTTCAGATAGTAACATAAATGTAGCTGTTAAAAAATCTCTAAAGGTTAACAACCTATTCCCAGCCTTGGGTGGTAAAGACACACCTAGTGTTGAGGAGATTAGAAACATGGTTAGATATAATTTTGCTTCACAGAACAGAGCAGTAACGATTAAAGATTACCAAACTAGAATTGCACAGATGCCTGGAAGATTTGGTGTACCATTTAGATGTGGTGTGTTTGAAGAACAAAACAAAGTTAAAATTTATGTTTTAGGTTTGGATTCCAGCTCAAAATTGAGCAATGAATCGACAACAACCCTTAGAGACAACATTTCAACATATCTAGCTGATTATAGAATGTTAAATGATTACATTCAAGTCACAAATGGTAGAATTGTAAACCTATCTTTTGAAATAGATTTATATGTTGACAAAAAATTACCACAATCACAAATCATATCTCAAGTGATTACTGATGTAAGAGATTACATGGATATAAACAAGTTTGATATGGGTGATAACATTTATATGTCACCATTATTAGAAACCATTAATAATGTAGGTGGGGTACTAAACGTTTTAGATGTCAGAGTCTTTAATAAAGTAGGTCAAGGTAAATATAGTCTTAACGAAACGTCACAAATATATGCCGACCCAACAACTAGACAAATTTACCTAGGTCAAGATTACACACTTTTCGGTGAACCAACTACCATGTTTGAAATCAAATACCCTACAACAGATATTGTTGTAAGAGTTAAGTAATAAGGTTTCCTTATTGTTTTTTAATAACTATATTTGTGAATAACAAATAAAAAAAAAACGAAAAAAATGGCATGTAAAAGTTGTAAAAGTTCTGGGTCTATGATTCCAGAAATTAAAAAAGATGAAAATTTAGGTAATAGAATTATTAAGTATATTGCTAAAACCATTGGGTTTTTAGTGGCTGTTGCTTTATTACCGATTATCAACCTAGTAATTATATGGTTTATGTTTGAAACAATAGTTTTAAATAAAGACGTGGATATAAGAGCGGTTGTTAGCAAATATATTACGGACAGAAATGAACGTAAAGAAGACGAAGAAGAAGACGAGGAAGAAGACGATTATGAAGATTTAACTGAAGATGATGTCATAATGTTAAATGTAGAAGATATAACAAATAAGAGTAAATAAGTTTTATGGCAGATAATACTATCAGAATAAGAACTACCCCAAATGGTGGCGATAAATATTTAAAAGTTAAATTAGAACAAGATTTTGATTTCATTGAGATTCTTTCATTAAAGATTGGTCAAGAAGATGCGTATAGAAATTTTTGTTCTGATTACGGAGTTGTTGCTGGTAGAGTTATAATAAACAGCGGATTTGGTGTTCCAAACGCTAGGGTAAGTATCTTTATTCCGATAGATGATGTTGACATAGACGACCCAAACATAAAGGGGTTATACCCTTATCAAGTTACTAGCGACAAAGATAGTGACGGTATTAGATATAATCTTTTACCAAAAACTTCCGAAACAGATAATGATTGTTTCACACCAATCGGAACCTTCCCAACAAAAAGAGAAATTCTAGACAACACTGACATGTTGGATGTGTATTGTAAATATTATAAATTTACAACCACTACTAACTATGCTGGTGATTTTATGATATTTGGTGTGCCACTTGGTACATATGTAGTACATGTTGACGCAGATATTTCAGATATTGGGATTGCATCACAAAGACCTTACGACAGCATCAGCCAAGGAACACCCAAAAAGTTTTTTGACTCACCTACAAAATATTTGGGCGGTACAAATCTAGATAAATTGATTCAAGTTAAATCAGCAAACGCTGGTGTTAACGTACAACCATTCTGGGGTAATACAGACACATGTGAAATTGGTATTAGCCGTGTAGATATTGATTTAAACTACACAATTAAACCATGTGCTATTTTTATGGGTAACATATTTGGTGACCAAGATAAAGATAGTGTTAACAAAAGATGTAGACCCAGAAGAGATATGGGTAACCTTTGCAATCAAGTATCAAATGAAGGTACGATTGAAATGATTAGAGAAACCATTGACGGCACAATTGAAAGATTTGATATTGAAGGTGGTAGAGTTATCGATGAAAACGGTTCATGGGCTTATCAAGTCCCTATGAATTTAGATTACATGGTTACTGATGAGAACGGTGATTTAGCTTTATCTGATGACCCTAATAAGGGGTTACCAACCAGAGCTAGCGTTAGGTTTAAAATTAGTATGGACCAAACTGGTGGTGAAGGTAGATTAAGAACTAGAGCAAAGTATTTGGTACCACATAATCCAACAACTGGCGTACCAGCTGAAATTGATTATGAATTTGGTGAAAAAACCAAAAAAACTAGTTTTAGAAATTTATATTGGAATAAGATATATTCCGTATCCAATTTTATTTCTAGATATCAACAAATAGGTCCAAGCGGTGGGTCACACACTAGAAACATTACTGGTGTAAAAGATGTCGACAACTGTGTTGGTGATAAAACACCATTCCCATACAACAGGGTGAACACTTCGTTTACCCCAATATTCTTTATTATATGTTTAATTATTAAAATTTTAGGGTTTTTGATATACATTTTTAACTCATTGATTATCCCAATCATTAACATAGTTTTATCTGTAGTTAATATTTTGATTAGAGCATGGAATAGTTTAATGCGACCACTGTGCCGAGCCAGTAGAAGAAGGATTCTAGGGGTTAGGATATTTGGGTTCTTAAGGTTTACATGTAGGTTAATTTTAGATGAAATAAAATATGTCCCATGTATTTACGTAAAATGTCCAAATGACGGTGAAAATAATATATTTGCACCTGGTTGTAAGAGAGGTGGTCTTGATAGCGGTAAAGCATGGGATTCATTAGCTGACAACGCTGGACCCCCAACATATTATGACGGAGATAACTTTGGCCATGGTGGGTTTGCCGATTTATGTGGTTTAGATGATTGTATTGCATTTGAAATGGCAGCATCAATGAACTTGTTTCAATTTGATTTTTACAACGATTGGGTAAACGGTTCATTATACAGCTTTTTATTAAAATACAAAAAGAAAAGGAAAAAAATAGAAAAATTCTGTGAATACGATTGTGGTGATTTCGGTATAGCACAAGGTGGTGTAGACGGAAATGGTGATGGTAGTCCAGATAACGCATGTCGTACAAACTTCTTAGTTGATGTTTGTTATAAAGGTGGTGGTAAAGACCAGCAATTCGATAAGCGTGATAGTGGTGGTATTAGAGAAGGTTTAATTAAAAAATATAATAACGAATTTTTTTATGCCGCTTCAACACATGATGCTAGAGCAAAAATGTTTGCGACTGACATTGTTAATTTAGGTGCAGTATTTAATTGCGATTGGCAAGGCGTACCTAAAGTACAACCATACCTTATCCCATCAACATACAAAATACCACCACACATACAAGAGGTTAAGGATGATTACCAAACAGTATTGGTTTCTGGTCAGTGTGATATTGACGGTAATACTGTTGGTGTGTTTTTTAGTATTAACTGTTTAGGGTTACACGTGAATAGCACACAATGTTTGAATATTAGACATATATGTGAGTTTGGGGTTGAATTGGATGAAGACCGACAACCAACTGGACCAGCAATCGATGGTATCATTGGTTTAGCTGATTTAGATTTAGATGACGAGGATAGACCAAAATGGTTTAGAGATGTATTCTTAGGTTTAAACTCAACAACTAACACATGGAATTTAACGTTACCATACACTAGCAACTTTAACTTAAATAATGCTGGTGTATATAACTTTGTTTCTACAACAGAGAATGGACCAGATTATGTTAGATTTAGAGGTTATTATCCATCTACCGATACTTCATGGGCCCAACCAAACCACTCATATTATTTTTATTTTGGTATCTTGCCAGGTAAAACAGCTTTAGATAAAATGAACCAATCGTTCTTTACAACGTGTCAACCAAAAATTGTCGCTGAATTTAACATTACAACAACTACGACTACACCACCTTTTGGTGTTACAAATGGCGGTTCCGTTACATTTACATTTGCAAGTGGAACAGGTCCGTTTACATATGTTATTAGTGGTCCTAATGGTTACAACAACACAGGAACTGTTGGTGCTGGTAATTCAACACCTACAGGTACAGTTGGTAATTTATCTATTGGTACATATACAATTACGGGTACTGATGCTAACGGGAATGTAGTGACACAAACATTTAACATTTCACCAGCCCCAGCATTATATGCAAATGCGTATGTTAGTAGTAACTGTACTACAGCGGCCTTACCAAATGGTTCCATAACAATAGCATCAATTGGTGGTGGTTTCACTGGTTCTACTGGTCAATATGATTACACCTTATATTCTAGCAGCTGTGGAGTTGTTTCTGGTCCTGTTACGTTTACTTCAGTTCCTTTGGTTATAAATAACCTACCTGTTGACGTTGGACCTAATACATGTTTCACACCTAGTGGTAACGGTTATACAATGGTTGTTACAGATGCTGGAACAGGTACATTGATTATACCAGATTTAATAGTTAACGGTGCAACCGCAATCAATGTAATACCAACAAAAGTAGATGTATTATGTTACGGTGGTAATACAGGTGGTTTATCTTTAGCTGTGACTGGGGGTCAACAACCTTATCAAATAAGCACAACTAGTATAGGTTATAACGGTAATGGTCTTAACATATCTGGATTGACAGCTGGAACTTATGTAACAACAGTTACTGACTCTCTAGGAACAATAGGTCAAGCGACAACAACAATTAATGTATTAAACCCATTCATGGAGATTACAGCAGAAACATTAGCAATATTAAAAAAACAATGTTTCCCTAATCAGCATACAATTCCATTGTATGTAACTAGCCCATGGGCTGCTGGTGCGTCTGTATATTTAGATTACACAGTCGGAGCTGAAGATAGTGAGGGTAACCCTATTTGGATTCAATACCCAACAGTTTTCACATATACAAATGCGACAACACCGTTGATAATAACAATACCAGCTGGTGTAATTACCAGCACAATAAACTTTAGAATGGCAAATGCGGCTAGAACATGTTTCAGTGAAGAAATTGAAATCGCTTTAGAAGAAATTATGTTACCACCATCGTTATTGACAGTAAACACAACTGGGGTTGTTAATACTAAACAATGTGTTCAAGGTCAAGTTAAGTTTAAATTTAATATTAGTCATCTAGCGGTTGGGTTTACTGAAAGAGCACCATATACTGTTACATATACTGTTAGGGGTATTAGAGGTACAGCAAACTTAACATCATCTGTACAAACAACAATAGTTACGACAAACCAACAAGAAATAACAGCTTCGGTTCCTTATCCTGGTGGACAGGTGCCAACATCGTGTGTTATTACAGTTAACGTTACGGATAATGTTGGTTGTATTGCACCTACGTTTATTCTACCAGCAATAACGTTACCATTATCACCAGTGGCGGCAGCTTGGACAAATGTAACGTACTTCAACGCAGCTGCTGGACAAAACTGGATACGCAAACGTCTAGGTGCATCTGGTGGTATCGGAACAAAAACTGGTGCACCATATGTTATATATAACGGAACACCACTAACCGAATTCAACTTCCCACTCGGTAGCACATTAACATCAACAGTTACAGACACAGTTGGTTGTACAGTAATAGCAAATGGATAACAATGAGTACAGATAGAACAAAACAAAGACTTGGGGTTGAAACCTCAAAAAAATCAGTAAATACTGACACTTTTTTAAAGGTTAATATTGAAGGTAGCGAAAGATTACTACCAACAAACGAAATCAATAAAATAGTAAACGCTGCTGATAGATTTAATGTTGAAAGACAACGTTGTACCTATTATCGAATAATAGGTACAATAAACCCATTGGTTAGTAACCCATTGTTTAATTTAAACGATATACCTATGGCAAATAAATACACGTGGTCAAGTTTTAACAGTCTAGATTTCTTAGATTGGTCTTATCCACATGATAACGATGTTAATGATGATGGTGATTTGACGTATAAAAGAGCGATAAACTACTTTTTAAAAGAGAAAGATGGTTGGTTTGGTCATTATGACCCAGACATCACAAAACAAGCTCTATGTGTCTATTTTGATATGGAACCAAAAAGAGAAAGATTTTCTTTTTTACCAGATAGATTACCATACTATGCTGGCGGTGTACAAACAGCACCAGTTAAGAATTGGGAATTAACTATAACATACCCAGCAGATAGCGACAAGACACATAAATTGGTAACAGGAACAACAAATGGGTTATTGATAGTAGAAGCTATACCAGCCGAAGTATCGACTAGACCTATGACAGCTATTGGCATGCCTTGTTTACATAATTTAGTTGTTGGTGATACAGTTAAAATAACTGGGACGACTGGTTATAATGGTTATCACACGGTTGTTAGAACTGGATTAGACAATGGTGATTACAAAGGGTATTATTTTGTAATTGACGCACCTAACACTGGAACACTAAACAGTAATTCTAGAATTAACAGGATTGTTAATGGTGTTGAATCTGAATATTATTTTAGA